TCTGGTGACATATTGTATTGCATAATCAAATGTGGATACAATGAGTTTAAGTCAAAAGACATAACCCATTTATGTTGACCAACTTGTGGGTCTTTTACATATGCACCCTCATACTTGTCAGACTTTGATTGATGAGACTTTTGAGGAATAACAACCTTTTTCTCTTTGAGATAATTGTGAATAAGAACATCCCAATACTTAACTTGACCAAATACATCTTCATAGTTGACTTTCGCTTCATAGGCCATGGTTAAACAAAGTTCCAATAACTTCATCTTGTCTTCCAGACGGTCAACAAGTTCAACGTCAACAATGTTGTATTCTAGAAAAGACTGATAATCTTTTGTGTACCAATCTTGAAATGTCTCATATGGGTTTTCGTTCTTCTTCTGACCAAGTTCGACAAATGCAATATGATTAAGTGCATAACTCTCTTGATTAGAATATGTAAACTTGCGATATAATTGTAAGTAGTCAAGATTTGCAACACCAATGATATCATAAACTTGTTGGTCACGACCATGATTCCAAACTTTTCTTGCATTGATGATACCCCAAGGAGAAAACTCTTTCGCTCTGTCCTCACCAAGAATCTTGGTCACACGATTGATAAGGTAGGGAATATCAAAGAATTCAGTATTCCAACCAGTAACAACGTCTGGTTGGTGTTTAGACCACCAATTCATAAATTTTGCAAGTAGTTCATTCTCATTAGAACAGTTGATATACGTTACATCATCTCTATCATTTTTGAACTCACCTAAACCCCAGAGAATAATCTCTTTAGTAGTTTGGTTTTTGATAGTGATTGCAAGCATTTCTTCTTCTGCCTTCTCAGGCTCTGGGAAACCAGCGTCAGCTCTTGTCTCGATATCAATTGTAACTGTTAGGATTTTATCACTATCCCAATTGACTGTCTTAGGATATGTGTCTGAAAGATATGTGTATGCGAACCTATCCAGACCAAAGACCAGATGAGGTTGTTGTTTGTATTGTTCAATGAACGCTTTCGCTTCTTTGATTGTGTCGAACTTGTAAGGTGTTGCAAACTTACCGTCAAGTGTCTTCCATTCAGTTTCTTTCTGAACAGGCACATACAAAGTTGGGGAGTACTTAACCTTACGATTAACTCTTTCACCGTTCTTGTATTCACGAACTAGTATTTGATTCCCCCAAGGGGCTACGTTTGTATAAAAATTCATAATATAGTTATACCACCTTTGTGGTTAAATGTCAAGTCCAATTATCACGATTCATGAAAGTTTTTAATATTTCAGATGTAATACTAAATTTACCCTTTTCACTTTTTAAAGCGTCTTTATATAAATCTTTTGAAATTTTAGAATTAGAGAATGTTGATTCAATACCCATAAGTCCAGGCGTAGAATTTACTTCAATAAAATATGGTTGTTCTTTTTCTCTGTTTTTTGATGGGATAAAATCAACTCCAACAACGTCACCATTTACTGCTTGTGCAGCTCGTACAGATTCAAACTTTTCCATTTCTGTTAATTGAAATACTTCTGGTTCAGAACCTTGAGATACATTACTTCTAAAATCACCTTCAATAATAGGTCTTTTCATTGCACCTAAAACTTCTCCAGCAACTACAATTACACGAACATCATAATCTGTTTTAATTTGTTCTTGTAACAAGATATCAATAAATTCGTCTTCACGATATAAAAGTTGTACGATACCATGAAGTGCTTTTTCACTTTCTACAAACATAACACCAACACCTTGAGAACCAATTGATGTTTTTAAAATAAGTGGATATTTTACTCCTAATTTATCAGCTGCAAATGGAGCACCTTCTTTATGTCTAACTAAAACAGTCTTTGGTGTATTAATATTATTTTGTTGAAAGATAACTTGATTATACCATTTATCGTTACATATTTCATTACACAGAACAGAGTTAACAACTTTGTATCCAGAACTTTCTAATGTTCTTGCCATAGTCCACCATGAACGACAACCAGACTTTGCATTAAGTCCACGCATCATCACAAGAGTATCCTTTGGATTTATTTTAAAAGGTTTTGCATACTCTACATCTTTTTTAGTATCTGGTAGTTCCGCTTTACCTTTATTATCCACTGGATAAGAATAAATTAACTTACTATCGCCTTCTGTATCTTCCATATAACAACCCATAAGTTCTGCAAGAAATACAGTAATACCAAGTTCTTCTGCTTTCTTTTTAACCATAGGTGCAGTTTCATTTGGGTCTAATGGGTCATCATGAGAAAGTATAAGTAAATTATAAGGTTTCTCTGGAGACTGTTCTTGAATATATTGACTCAGAGAAACAATACCTTGTGGTTCAACTATTGATGCAGAACTCAACATTGTTCTTAGTCCTTAAAAGTTTCTGGAAAATACTTATTAAGCATTTCTAACCTATCATCAGCAGATGCAAGTTTATCTAACTCTGCAATTACTGCTTCTGTTACGTCTGAATGTTCACCAATACCAGCAGGCATTGTTTGGTAAACTTTAATATTTGCAAGGTGTACTGCAACTTCACCTTCTGCTTGTTTTCTTGCAGCTTCAATAATATAATCGCCTGGTTTCATTCTATCCTTCTTTCTTTTTTCCAATATTGTACTTAGTCTCAAGTGTCCATTCATTTTTCTCTTTGAAACTAATTACTTTGATTTGTGATAGGGGTGCAGCTTCTACGTCACACTCTTTTATCACCTTTACCAATCCCCAATCTGTTAATAGATTAGCGATTGTATTCCGTCTTGCGATATCGTTTTCTGAAATGTTTGTATCCTTACCGTCTAGTGCAAATAGTTCTTTAAAATGCACTATAAAATATTTACCTTGTTTATGTAAAATATGGCAGGATTGAAACAGAGTTTTGTTTTTTCTTGATGCAACACCAATGCGAGAAAGAGTTTCACGAACTTTGAGAAAGTCATCTGGTTCTTTTAGACCCACCTCAAGCATTTTGTCTGGTTTCCATAAAGTATCATTCATTTTTTCCACCTTTGTTCAATTTTGTTTTTATATAGGCGATTTGTTCATCATTTAGTATGTTCAATGCAGACTTTGCTTTTTCATTATTATAACCAAAGAATTCTTTTACATACTCTAAGTTTTTAGTCTTACTCGCCTTCATCCAAGGAGCATATCTATTCTGCTTCCTTAGACTATTTAGTAAAAAATCATATTGAAGTTTTGAGTCCAAATGATGGTGGAAATTCATTTCATTGACCAACATGATAGTATCATTGAATGGTGCTAGACATTTGTTCATAATGAATGATGAGTACTTCTTTTCGTACAGAGGGTCATCACCATCCATCAAATTTTCTTTGGTATTATTAATTGACTTTAAGTATACTTTAAGTTCATATGCCATTACTTGAACTTTACTTGAGACATTAACTCTGTCATACAGGCTAATAGATTGATTTCTTGGTCTGCGACAAAGGCGGATTTGTAACTGTAGTCAGCAAGTATAACAACAGCATGGGGGATAGTAGAAGGCACCAAAGAACCATAAAGGGAATCATACAACCTACGATAAATACGGCTTGGGTCGTTATCAAGATTGTTGACAATCCATCTACGAACATTGGTAAACTCTTTACCTTTAAGAAATGTAAGGAGTTCTTTAATTGAGTTCTCAGATAAGTTAACCAGTATTCCAGCATCTATTACTCCACTTGCACTATATCGTTGCAACTCATTAAGAACCCTTCTCCAATCTGGGAAGAACTTTTGAATAAGTGTTGCAACTACTTTTTTGTCGTAATGTACTTGTTCATTATTTAGGATTACCTCTAACCTATTCATAAAGTCCATTGCAAGTTGTGGTTTCTCTTCATTAGGAATACGAAACTCAATACTAGAACAACGACTATGAAGTGGTTCAATGATACGGTTCTTGAAGTTACAAGTAAGAATGAACCCACAGTTTTTACTAAACTCTTCTATAAACCCACGCAATGCAGGCTGTGTAGATTGAGGATTTAGATAATCTGCTTCATCA